CCCAAGAGAATCCAAAATCTGAGCCGCAGTCTGAAGCTGCCCCTTCCTCACAGCCTTCTCAAACAACTTAACCCTCATACTCTGCAACCTCGAAATCATATTCTCCCGATCCTTCTGCCAATCCTCCTCATTCCACGCATTAACCTGCCTCCAATCAAACCAAGCAGTCTGTTCACAAACTCCCTCCTTCGCAGCATGATCCAAAACCAACTGCCTCACCGTCAATCCCTCCAACTGCCTCTTATAAAGCCTGTGCTGCCTAGCCTTCACAACCAACGCAGCCGACCTCCCAGGATTTTTCTTCTTCTTAACAATCCCTGAATCATCTGGAACGAGAGCACCACCGATGCCCCCTAAAATAGCTTCAGCCACGGGCAGAAACACATACAACTAAAACGATACTAACCTCCAAAATGATAAATAGTCGATAAACACAGGGGGAAGGGTACAAAAGATGACTAATATGTAGTACATGGCAGTAAAAACACAACCACTATCTTTACGTTGGGCACAAGGCGAGGTCTTCAATAATGAAAAGCGATTCAGAGTCCTAGTCGCTGGCCGCCGCTTCGGGAAATCATACCTCTCCTGCATCGAACTCCTCAAAGCAGCAATATCCAGACCAGGAGAAACCTACTTTTACTGTGCCCCTACCTACCGCATGGCAAAAGACATCGCCTGGAAAGAAATGAAAAAACTTGTCCCTAGAGAGTGGGTCAAATCCAAGAACGAAACCGACCTAAAAATAGAACTAATCAACGATTCCACAATCGAGCTAAAGGGAACTGAAAACGCAATGGCTCTCCGTGGCCGAAGCCTCGCAGGTGTAGTCCTAGACGAGGCCGCCTTCATGGATTCCGAGGTTTGGTTCCAAGTAATCCGACCCGCCCTAGCCGACAAACAAGGTTGGGCATTATTCATCTCCACACCCGACGGCACAGCAAGCTGGTTCTACGACTTATGGTGCTACGTCCCAGATGACGCAACAGGCGAGTGGAATCGCTGGAGTTTTACTACAATAGAAGGGGGAAACGTACCAGCAGAAGAAGTACAAGCTGCTCGTGCTCAACTAGACACCCGCACATTTCGCCAAGAATTTGAGGCCAGCTTCGAGAATCTCACGGGTCTCGTTGCAGTCTCATTCTCCGATGAAAACATATCCACAAAAGCCAAAGACATATCCATAATGCCCATCCTTCTAGGAGTAGATTTCAACGTAGACCCCATGTCAGGCATCTGTGCTGTAAAAGACGAAGACAAACTCTACGTTTTTGACGAAATAATTATGACTGGAGGGGCAACAACTTGGGACTTTGCAGAAGAAGTAATTCGTAGATATGGCGTGGATCGTAGAATAGTTGCTTGCCCCGACCCAACTGGAGGAGCCAGAAAAACAGCAGGAGTTGGAGCAACAGACCACAGCATCCTCCGAAGAAGCGGCTTCAACGTTTCCTCCCCAAAAGCCCCGTGGAAAATCAGAGACAAAGTAACCGCAGTCAACACCGCCCTATACGACGCATCAGGTATCAGAAGAACTTATATTCATCCACGATGTAAGGAATTAATAAAGTCATTAAGGACGCTGACTTATGCACCAAACACAGGTTTACCGAATAAAAATCTTGGTGTTGACCATGCTTTTGATGCTTTCGGCTACCTATGTTTACAACAGTTCAACTTGGCAAAACCTGAAACTTTAGGTCAAACTGGGTACAGGATTTATTAAGTCTTATGCCAAAAAAGAAAAAAGGTTTATATGCCAATATTGCAGCAAAAAAGAAACGTATTGCGGCTGGTAGTGGAGAAAAGATGAGAAAACCTGGAGATAAAGGTGCTCCAAGTGCCTCAGATTTTAAAAAAGCAGCAAAAACAGCTAAAAAGAAGAAAAAATGACAGTTACAAGAGGTAAAGAAAAATTTAGTGGGTATAACAAACCCAAAAGAACACCTGGTCATTCAACTAAGTCTCATGCAGTCTTAGCAAAGCAAGGAGATCAAGTAAAATTGATACGTTTTGGACAGCAAGGCGTTAGTGGTGCAGGAAAAAACCCACAAAGTGAAAAAGATAAGGCAAGAAAACGTTCATTTAAGGCTAGACACGCTGCAAATATCGCAAAAGGAAAAATGAGTGCCGCATATTGGGCAAACAAAGTAAAGTGGTAAAAAGTACTTAAAACCATGAAAAAATCTGCTGGCACGAAAAGATGTGAAGGTTATCTTGCAAAAGTAAAAGGGGGCAAAAAATCTACAACTAAGAAAAAGAGTTCTACAAAGAAAAAGTAAACGAGGAAAGAGCGTTTAGACTGTATGTATTGTTGAAAGCTTTAAAAGTTAGATGACATACTCTGTACCAGGGGCCATTCGTACAAATGTTGTTAGTCAAACCTATTTAGGTGGGGGAGATAATCCGTTTTCTAAAACTAGAGCAGTTTTAGATATGACAAAATCGTGGGAAATAATGAAAGCCGTTACTTATGGAACCGAATATCTACGAGATAATTCTGAAGCGTTTTTACCCTTAGAACCAAGAGAAGATTACGACGCATACTTATCAAGAGTTAATCGTGCCGTATTTTCTCCTTACACACAAAGATTAGTTAGAGCTGCGACAGGCTTGATTCTTCGTAAACCAATTACTGTTATTGGTGATCCTTATTGGACTGATGTTTTTGTTAAAGATGTTGATGGTTGTGGATCGGATTTAGACGAATACGCAAGAAGATTATTAATTTGTGCCTTAACTTATGGTCATAGCAATACCCTTGTTGATTTTCCTGCCCCAACGGGAGCAAGAAGTCTTGCAGAAGAAAGGAATCAAAACCGTAGACCGTATTGGATTGAAGTCGATCCAGCAAATATCTATGGTTGGAGGTTAGATCGAGAGGTTAATTACGGAAAATTGGTACAAGTAAGAATTGCAGAACAGGCTGTTGTGCCTGAAGGAGACTTTGGAGAAAAAGTTTTTGATCAAATTAGAGTAATTGAGCCTGGTCAATACAAGATTTTTAGGAAAAAAGAGACAACTAAAGATATGTACACGCAAGATGAAAGTTTTGCAGGTAATTTTGACTCTCCTGCTAATGAAAAAGATTATGAATTGGTCGAATCAGGTGAATTTTCGTTAGGTGAAATACCTTTAGTGACTGTTTATGCAGGAAAAACAGACACGATGACAAGTAAACCACCGTTATTAGATATTGCGTACTTAAATTTGGCTCATTTTCAACGTCAAGCTGACTTGATTCATAGTTTGCACGTTGCTTCACAGCCATTATTGGTAATGGAGGGGTGGGATGATCAGACAAAAGACACAGCAATCAGTGTCAATTATGCAATGGCAACCCAACCAGGCAACAAAATCTATTATGTAGAGCCAGCCGCTAGTGCATTTGAAGCTCAAGCAGCAGAAATACAAGAATTACAGTCCCAAATGGCAACTTTAGGAATCAGCACACTCTCTCAGCAGAAATTTGTTGCAGAATCCGCAGACGCAAGACGGCTGGATCGTGTTGATACAAATTCAATGCTTTCGATGGTTTCTTTGGATTTAGAACAAAAAGTGCAAAAAGCGTTTAATTTATCGGCTGATTATTTAGGTTTAGAGCCACCTGAAATTAAAATTAGTCGTGATTTTGATATTGAGAGGCTGATTGGACAAGATATAACAGCTTTAACTTCACTATTTGATCAACAAGTTATAGATAGAGAAGAATTTAGAGACATATTGGTTCAAGGTGAAGTACTACCTAACGCAAACGAGACTGAAGCGGATTAATACACTACAATAATAGAGAATAGCCTTATTACTATGCCTTCTGTAGAGCTAGTTGATGGAAAATGGGTTCCTGTTTCAAGTGTCCGAGCCACTGACTTGGATGCTGGAAAAGTAATCACAACTCCAGAAACTAAAACAACACCTGTGCCTGAAGCAGCACCAAAAGCAAAAACTACTACCCCTAAAGTAAAAACTGACGTTTAATTATGGAAGAAAAAGTCATACAGCCTGAGTCTGTGACTCCTGCTGAACAGCCTGTGGCTGAGACTACAATCCCTCAAGCACCCAATCTTGACAGTGTTAAGGCTGAGTACGAGAGCAAAATCTCTGCATTAGAAGCAAAAATCGCTGAAGAAGGCGAAAAATTTCAAGGCATCAAGACTAAACTTGATGATGTTTACAAAAAGGCAGATGACAAAAGGAAAAAATCACTCGAAGACCAAGGGCAATGGAAAGACCTATGGGAAGAAGCCAACAAAACCGCCCAAGAAAAAGACTTACAAATAAATACTTTAAATGAAGAATTAAAGAACTTAAAGAGTTCTAATGAGACTGCAAACATTAAGACTTCGGCACTTTCAGCTATTAGTAATTCTGGTGCTGTAAATGCAGAACAAATGCTATCTCTTCTTCAAGATAAATTGAAAAAGAACGATAGCGGTGACGTTGTTGTACTTAATGGAGGTGTCGAACAAGACCTAGGAACTTACATAGGAAACCTAAAAAATCCTGGTAGTGGATGGGAACACCACTTCAAACCTAGCTCTGCTGCTGGTATGGGTGCAAAGCCTACACCTACATCAAATGTCTCTCCTGGTATGACTAATCCCTGGAAAGAAGGTAGTATTAACCTAACAAGGCAAATGATCCTTGAAAGCACCGAACCCGATCTTGCTG